AGAAGAGTTTTCCCACGCTTCGACAGAAGAGTTTCCCCGCGCTACGACAGAAGAGTTTCCCCGCGCTACGACAGAAGAGTTTTCCCACGCTTCGACAGAAGAGTTTCCCCGCGCTACGACAGAAGAGTTTCCCCGCGCTACGACAGAAGAGTTTTCCCACGCTACGACAGAAGAGTTTCCCCGCGCTTCGACAGAAGAGTTTCCCCGCGCTACGACAGAAGAGTTTTCCCACGCTTCGACTCGATATTTATATTTAAGTGATATTTTTATTCCGACACCTAATATTTTTATGATGCCGTCAAAATCAACTTTTACCGCATCCAATTCTTTTTGGGTTGTGCAGATTATTTCTTTCATTGTCACCCCCTGATGTTTGTGTGGCTTTTGCTTTGTTGTGGCTATCCTAATTTATTTTTAATCGTTTGTAAAGCATTTTTTTTACTTTAAGGCAATAAATCTTTGTTATTTAATTATTTCAAACACTTATAAATTGTTAAGATTTTACTTTACAAACATTTATTTTTAATATATGCTATGAAACATGAAAATCAATTTTAAGTTAATCCAGAAAATATTAGACGAAAAAAAATGGACACATACAGACCTTGCCGATCAAATGGGAGTGACGCGACAATCTGTTTGTAATCAATTTAAAAAAGGTGCAAAGTCATTTTCCACTGCTGAAAAATATGCACGGGCCCTGAAAATAAAAGCTAAGGATTTAATTTTATAAATGACCGAAGAACAACAAGATTACGAAAAGAACGGATTCTGTGAAGCGCCAACAGCAGAACAATGTATCAACTTTGAACCGGTTCACGATCTGCATGATGCCTGTAAATACTGCGGATTAGGGTGTACGTGCGAAGCATAACGCAGACATCAGCGTGAGCGAGCAACGCGAGCGAGTCGGCTGCATGTATTTGTTATGCTTTTTTATTGAGGTAATATGGTTGAACTTTTAAACATAGATTGCATGGAATACATGAAAACATTGCCGGACAAGGCGTTTGATCTGGCTGTGGTTGACCCGCCGTATGGGATTGGACATTTCACGCAATCCGACAGATTGAGTAAGTATGGTAATTACGATTGGAATAAAAACACACCTAATCAAGAGTATTTTATTGAATTGAAGAGAGTTTCTAAAGAGCGAATTATATGGGGAGCAAATTATTACAACTGTTTTGAAAATGGAAAAGGTGCGCTTGTTTGGTATAAGGGCAATCAGACGCAAACCATATCTCATTGTGAGATTGCAAGTTTATCGTTTCAAACAAGAGTAAGTTATGTTCATATAAATTGGCAATCTGGATTTTTTAGAGAAATGAGAGAAGGTAAGGCAATACACCCCTGCCAGAAACCGATAACCCTTTACGACTGGATTTTAAGGAACTACGCAAAACCCGGACAGCGCATTTTAGACACGCACTTAGGCTCAATGAGTTCTGTTATAGCTGCCATTGCTGGAGGTTTTTCAATAGTAGGTTGTGAAATTGATAGTGATTATTTTATAGCAGGTTGCAATAGGGTTAAAAAATATCTAAGCCAAAGTGATTTTACGCGGGGAGAGGTTGAATTAAAAATAAATAATGATACACAAACGTATTGACAAAATATTAGATAACCATTATATTATATAAAAATAATGGTGGTGCAATATTATGAAAAAGGGACAGAAAAAAGGCGAAGCATTGAATCTTATTGGAAATATATATGGAAAGCTAACAGTGATAAGATTACTCGGAAGAAATGAAAGAAAAAGATATGTTTGGGCTTGTCAATGTGATTGTGGCGGAATAAAAAATGTTCCACAAGACTTATTGCAATCAGGCAGGACAAAAAGTTGCGGTTGTCTTATCGGCCCTGCTCGGTTGGCCGCAAATAAATATCCAGACAGGGAAAAGGCATTATATAATTTACTTTATTTCTCTTTAAAGAAAAGGCATTTATCGAAGTCAAACGAAAAAATGATAAGTAAAGAAAAATTTATAACTCTATCTCAAGAGCCGTGTTTTTATTGCGGAGACATTGCTTCTAGTGTCAGAAAAGATATGCGTAGAGATAGTAGAAAAGGAGTAGTAAAAATCAGCACTGTTTCTGAAACAAGAATAGAGTTCAACGGCATTGACAGAAAAGACAGTGGGATTGGATATATTGATGGTAACTGTGTTAGTTGCTGTAAACATTGTAATACTGCAAAGAATGTAATGTCACTAGATAAGTTTAAAGAGCATGTACTAAAAATATATGAACATTGGGCTAAACTTTAACGCGGCAAGGGAACGATTTGACCGGGAGACCCGGCAAGTTGCAATGTGGTAGCATAACGAAGAAATCAGCGGGAGCGCAGCGATCGGCTGGATTGCCCTTGTTGGGCAATAAAATAACGAGGTGATGCAGTGACCAATAGATTGAAGCATAAACCAAAATCAACCGTGTTCCATAAAAAGTGTGGTGATTGTGGTAAATTTTTAAAAAAATCATTGTGGGTTCCCCAAGATCACCCGTGGAAGAAAAAAGCAATATGCGACGAATGTTTATCAAATTACGATGGGCCGGAATATTAACAGCCCAACAGAGTAATAGGCGGAATTTTACAAAGATTAACTAATTAAAATGCTACGTTAATTTTTGAGGGAAAATGACCAGAACAAAGCCCTACATAGTCCAGATACAGAAACCGGATAAGCGCAGTAAAAGCGGCTTCCGGTGGAAATTCTATTCTGACCACGGATGGGATGAAATGGCAATTATTAACGCAAATACTATCAGTAAAAGCAGAAAAGTGAAAACGCGGGTTATTTACACGCCAAACAGAAAAGTAATCTACGAGGCTGGGAATGAGTAAAGTATCAGACGACTACAATTTAAGACTATATCACGAGATAGTCGGATTCCGCGCAGATTGGCACTGCGAAATGCCTGATTGTGGGGCTATGGGCCACGATCTTAACCCACACCATGTCGAGGGCAGGGATAATAAATCAACCCGCTACGATGCCGAATACAATGGAATATACCTTTGCTATAATCATCATTGCTTCGCACATAATAACCCCAGAGAATTTAAAAAAATACTTATCTACAATAAAGTTCGCACCCGGGAATGGTTTGAAGAGCTGACCAGAAGGGCAAATATAATTGTTAAATTTAATAACTCTTTCCGCGAAGAGTGGAAAGAAAAGCTGCTGGCGGAGTTGAAGAGGTTAGGGGCGAGGGCGTGGAGAGTATGAACGACCTGTTTACCGGCAAATCAAAAGAAGAGGTTGCGATTGAACGCATTAAGGCTTTCTGTCCGCCAGAGGGATATTGGGTTGGTATTTCCGGTGGAAAGGATTCCTCTGTAATAAACGATCTTGTAATTCGTAGTGGCGTTAAATCAGATTTTCACTTCCATTTAACATCAATAGACCCACCGGAAGTTATTAAATTTGTTAAAAATTATATGCCCCACGTTGAAATACATCGTCCGGCCAGTACAATGTGGAAGTTGATTGTAGAAAATGGAATGCCACCGACGAGATTAATAAAATATTGTTGCCGTATTTTAAAAGAGGGTGGAGGAGAAAGTAGAACAGTTGTGACAGGTATAAGATGGGAAGAGTCATCGCGAAGAGGGAAAAGAAAGATGGTTGAGGCCTGTTTTCGTGATAACCGAAAATTTTATATTCATCCAATTATTGATTGGTCTAGCGAAGATGTTTGGCAATATATCAGATCACACAATCTTCCGTATTGTCAATTATATGATGAAGGATGGAAGCGTATCGGCTGTATTATGTGTCCCGAAAACAGAAACAGAATAAACGAAACGAAGCGATGGCCGACATACAAACAAGCCTATATTAGGGCATTGGATAGAGCGTTAGTGGTGGCACGGGCAAAAGGGAACAAGGCAACATTTAGTAACGGTGAAGATTATTTTAACTGGTGGGTAACAAATTCCAGAACAGGCAAAACTGATCCAGACCAGACCGTAATGTTTGAATAAAATTGGAGCAAGTATGAGAGAAATAAAAATAAGAGTTTGGCATCGGATGCCTAAAGGTAAGTGGAATGAAAAGGATGACCTTAGTGCTGATGGCAGTTATGGCTATACCTATGATGTGACGAGCCATGGGTACGTACAATGTATAAAAATGGATATAAGGAGGGGTAATGACTTGTAAACAAGATCAATATTACATGGCCGCTGATTGCCCTGTTTGTGGACAAAAAGATGAACCGTGGAAATGGAAGGGCGCCAGAATGGGAAGTACCGAGTGGGGGCATGATTATAGTTGCTGTTCGGATAAGTGCGGAAAGGCCTTTCTTAACAGCCCGAAACATAAAGAACTGGAACGGGAACGAATACAATTTAAAATAGATTTATTACAGGAAAAATTAAGGAATATTTAGAGCATGAACAACTTACGACTTAATAATATGGCGGAGATAAAATGAAATTAGGTTCGCGCTGGTATGCTGATGATCAGATTAAAAATATGAAGCAAGCAACACCAATGAGTAGGCAAAATAAATTCCATAATGTCATTTGTGAAGCGGACAATATTAAATTCAGATCAAAGAAGGAACGGGCGCGATATTTGGAATTAAAAGCCCTACAATCCGCCGGCGAATGTTGGTTTCTTATGCAAGTACCTTTTCGGCTACTAGGTAACACGAAGTACCTTTTAGATTTTCTTGTCTTTTGGAAAGATGGGCACCAGACATTTGAGGACACGAAGGGCAAAAGAACGCCGATGTTTATCATGAAGAAAAAACAGGTTGAAGCGCTTTTTCCGATAAAAATTATAGAGGGATAAAGGGGAAGGGTATGAATAGAGGTGGAGGTGACTGGATTCAAACATATACAGGCAAGAAATTTTATCCGCTCGATCCGAGGCCGGAAGATATTTGTATTGAGGATATCGCTCATGCTCTCGCCAATACGTGCCGGTATAATGGCCATAGTCTGGTTTTTTATAGCGTGGCCGAGCACTGCGTAAGAATGAGTCAAGCAAACATTCCGGGGTGCCCAAAATGGCTATTAATGCACGATGCGGCTGAGGCATATATCTCAGACGTTCCACGTCCTATCAAGCCAATCTTGTCGGAATTCAAAGATATTGAAAATCACATCATGTCGATAATCGCCATTAAATTTAAGCTGGACTATCCGGATCATTTCGCAATCCGTTACGCGGACAATGTCATGCTTGCCACAGAAAAAAGGGATGTTCTTTTGCCCGGCCCTAAATGGGAAATCGAACTACCGGAACCACTTGAGATAATAATACATCCGTGGCCACCGACAGTAGCGGAAGAATTATTTTTAAATACCGCAAAAGAATTGGGGATAATTTAAATGCGCTGTCCAGCTTGTAACGGAAATATTTTATCTGATGGTAAATGCCTGTAATGCGGCCGGTATATAAAAAGGGAAGTTTATAGAAAGCGCAGCTCTGATTCACGGAAAAAATTACAGGGGAAAACTTTTCCCGGCGGGACCGAGAACAACTTCCAAATCGACTATACGGATTTACCGTTTTGAGAAAGAAAATAAGTCAGGGGATTTGTTCTAAGGCAGGTAACACATAATTCCCTTGATTTTTATAGGGGAAGGTGCTAGAAGAAATTATGGAGCGAGCCATGAACAAAAACAATCGTATATATTTTAATTCAAAGCCAATAGATTTGCCCGAACCTGTTGCCATGCTTCCCAGTGTGGACTCGCCTTCAGGGGAGGGCTTTCTATTGGTGATGTTTCAACATATAAGGTACTATATATTATTATATTAGCACTCGCGTGCGCTCGTGCTTAGGAAAGCTGAAACATTTGAAACTTACGAAACATTAATAAAACAGGTTAAATATTTAATAAAAACATTAACTTAATATTAAAACGGTAAAAATAGGAATCTTGAAACATTTGAAACTATTTGTAACAATATGAAACTTGCTTGAAACATTATTGAAACACCTACGATATTATTGAGGATTTTATTGTAAAGTGGTAGAAGCCTGTAAAATAATTAAAGAAACAATAGACGATAGATTGACAAATATCACCGGCGCAATGCATTATATGCTGCAGGGTGGGATGAGTCCAGAATCATGTCTTGAGTCTGTGATAAAATTATACAATGCTGAAAATTTAGATTATGAATATGCTAATATTCAACAGATAGTTACATCGGCATGGGAAGAAATTCAAAAAGGAGATTTTGATAAACGGAATAGTTTCAAAGCTGATGTTTTAGATTTTATAGTTTCATCTCCTCAAGGATTAATCTCATTAAACGATTGTTATAAGTCTGTCAATGCGAAAACAAAAGATGAGATGAGGGCGGTTAGGGTTGCCATTCATCGTATTGTACAAATGGGTTTAATTGAGCCAAGGGGAAGTAAATCAGGAGTTTATCATAAGGTTGATAAAACTTCACCTATGATAGATTTTAAAAATATACCTCAAGATCAAAAAGCGATTGACTTAAAGTGGCCGTTCGGATTAGAAAAATATTGCTTCATATTGCCTAAAAATATTGTCATTATTGCCGGTTATCCAGATACCGGAAAGACAGCATTTCTTTTAAATTTTATAAAATTAAATATGGAAAAACATAAGATACATTATTTTAGCTCTGAAATGGGAGCATTAGAATTAAGAACGCGACTTGAAAAATTCCCTATTCCGTTAGACCAATGGAAATTTTTCCCTAGAGAAAGATCGTCAAATTTTTCCGATGTAATTGTCCCGAATGAAATTAATGTGATAGATTTCCTTGAGGTTCACCAGGATTTTTATATGATGGGCCAGTGGATTAAAGATATTTTTGATAAATTAAAACAAGGAATTGCTATTATAGCAATCCAGAAAGATAAAAAAGAAAAGTCAAGTCTTGGCCGCGGAGGAATTGGGAGCCTTGAAAAACCGCGCTTGTATATTACCCTAGATAATAATCCTCATATTTTAACAATAGTTAAAGCTAAAAATTGGATTAATGATATGATAAATCCAAATGGAATGATGAGGAAATATAAAGTTTCATCTGGTTGCCATTTCCACATGGAGGGAGAATGGGAGCACGATTAAAAAACTTATATGTGGGAAATTTTGTTTTCAATCGAGAAATGTATTTAAATAAATTCGTTAAGGCTTTCAGCGAGAAACAGGCATTAAACTTATTTGTTAAGAGGATTTCCAAACATCAAGAGGTTATCCCTAAAATTGTTTGGAATTATTTAAAAGAAAACCCAGATAAATATGAGGTTAAAATTTATGAATAAATATCTTGTGAAATTTAATTACCACGGGGAAATGAACGAGATGACCACCGAGGCGGCAGATAACTATCATGCGATTTTAAAGTGTCTGCCAGTTATGGCTAAGAAATATGGCGTTACTAAAAATACTATGATAAGATATTTCACGGCGGATAAATTAAATTGCGAAGCTGAAAAGAAGTAACCGGCTAAGGGGCTTGGAATAACATGAATAATAAGTTAATTATAGAGCTAAAAGAAAAATTAATGCAAAATAATACGCCTACTAAAAAAATGACTTTATATGGCAATAAAGATTTTATAAAAAAAGCGAAAGAAATGTACGGTAAGCGATTTAATTACGTTGTAGAAAAAAAGTTGAGGTAATTATAAAAATAAGCATTTTTACACCGACGCATGATAGTAAATATTTACCCGAAGTGTATGAAAGTATCAAGTCTCAGAGCTTCGATGAATGGGTAATAATTTATAACCACGGCGCAAAAAAGATAGGATTTAATGATCCACGAGTAAAAGAAATCAGCCTAGACCTTGACGGCGGGATAGGATTTTATAAAAAGCTGTGCTGCCAGAATTGCTCAGGCGAAATCCTCATAGAGTGCGATCACGATGATTTATTGACCTCGGATGCCATTGAAGAAGTCAGAAAAGCGTTTAACGATCCTGAAGTTGGGTTTGTTTATTCTAATGCGATTATAACCGATATGAATTTCAGCAAGCGCGAACGATTCAGTCCTCTTCACGGGTGGAAATACAGAGAGACAGAATTCCAAGGGCATTTACTGGATGAGCCTTTATCTTTTGAAGCTACTCCGGCCAGCGTGTCGCGTATCTGGTACGCGCCGGACCATCTAAGGGCTTTCCGAAGAGATGTTTATGATAGTGTCGGAGGATACGATGTTAATCTGAAAATCCTCGACGATCAGGATTTAATGTGCCGATTGTATCAGGTTACTGAATTCCATCATATTGACAACGCGCTTTATATTTACCGCGTCCACGGAGAAAATGCCTGGCTGAGATATAATCAGGAAATTCAAAACGGAGTCTATCCGCTTTACGACAAATACATCGAGGGGATGGCCTTAAAGTGGGCAAAAGACAAAGGGCTTGCTTGTTACGATCTCGGCGGACGATTAAACAGCGCAGTAGGCTATAAAACAGTTGACCTAAAAGATGCTGATGTTATTGCAGACCTTAACGGTAGATGGCCGTTTGAAGATAGCTCAGTCGGAGTCATTCGGGCATACGATGTTTTTGAGCATTTAAAAGACTCAATTCATACCATGAAAGAACTATACCGTGTTCTGGCTCCGGGAGGATGTGCTTTTATTCAAGTGCCTTCAACGGACGGCAGGGGAGCTTTTCAAGATCCCACCCACATATCCTTTTTCAATGAAAACAGTTTTCTTTATTACACAAATCAAAGATTGGCGCAGTATATTGATTCGCCTGTACGCTTTCAGGCAATGAGGCTTTACACAACAGAAATGAACAGCGAAAAGGTGTGTTGGGTGGTAGCGCATTTAATCAGTTTAAAAAACGGCTTCGTACCGCCGGGGGTAATTGAGATTTAAGGAAATTAAATGACCGAATGGCTTACGGGATGGAAAAAAATAGCAGCCTATCTTGATGTGTCTGTAAGGACGGCAAGAAATTACAAAAAGATAGGTTTACCGATTTATACACTATCAGGATCAGCAAAAGCTAAAACATCAGAACTTGACCATTTTATAAAATTAAAAAATAAATTGCCGAAGATTGCCTAATATTGCCGAACTCTGCACATTCTAATACAAAAAAACACCATGCTATCATAAGGCCACAATTCAAATCGTGGTTTATAGACTATTTTAGCAGGGGTGTTTTTAGTTGAAAGCAAAGAAAAAGTCCAAAAACCAGAATAAAAAGAATAATTCAGTTGGAAAGCCGCCTTTTTTTAAATCACCCAAAGAGCTTCAAGAGAAAATAAACGAGTATTTTGATTCATGTTGGATCGATAAGGTTGTTGAGGTAACCGATAAAGAGGGAACTTGCACATCTACAAACAGCCGTTATCAGAATTCACCTTACACTGTTGCCGGTTTAACTTTAGCACTTGGATTTTCATCGCGTCAATCACTCTTAGACTATCAATCTAAAAAGCAATATCTGGACATTATAAAAAAAGCAAAGCTGAAAATAGAAATGAACATCGAGGAATTTCTGATTGCAGGGAAGAATGCTGCAGGTCCTATATTCTGGTTAAAGAATCATGCAGGGTACAAAGATAAACAAGAAGTTGAACATTCAGGAATTATAAATCTTGAATCCATTGTTGCCGGGGATTGATGACCAATTTAGAAAAAGCCAGAGAAAAGATCGCAAGTTGGCGAAAATCAGCACTGAAGTTTGTCGCCGATAACTGGCCGGGTATTGTGCTGGATAAGTGGCAGCATGACGCGATTGAATCATTGCCGGGGAATAACAGAGTCGCTATGAAGGCATGTACCGGCCCCGGAAAAGCGCAACCAGTAAATATGTTGCTAAATACACCCGATGGTCTTCGCCGGTGGGGTGATCTCAAAGCGGGGGACAGTGTTTTTGCACCCGATGGAACTCAAACGATAATTCTACATACTTTTATGCAGGGTATTATTCCTGTTTTTCGTGTTACTTTCAATGATGGATCAGAAACAGAATGTTGCCGCGAACATCTATGGAAAGTTCGCGGACGTACCGAAAGGCGGCACGTAAAGCAGCGTGGTGGTAAATGGAGCGATAAGAAAGAGGCTCTTGCTATCAGCCAAAGACACTGGCGAACTCCCGCTGATGGGTGGTCAGTTATAAGTTTAGAACAAATCATAACACGCAATAAATCAAACGATGGAAAAACGAGAAGGCAATTTGAAATTCCAACGCAAGCAGCCGTGATACTTCCCCGTATTGATCTAAGTTTAGATCCTTATGTTTTGGGTGCGTGGTTGGGTGATGGTTGTAGAAAAACAAGCAGCGCATCGTGGATGGACGCGGAAATCGACAATGAAGTTATTGAAAGAGGATATACAACACGGCGCACCAATGAAGGAAAAAATATCACTATTTATGGGATTTTAAAAGAGTTGAGGGATCTGGGCTTATCAGAATTGGGCAGCCATGAACGGTTTATTCCACCTCTTTACAAGCAATCATCAATCCAACAAAGAAAGGACATTCTCGCTGGATTACTTGATACTGATGGTTATATCTCTACAGATAATAATATTAGTTTTGATTGCACTTCCCGGAAGCTTGTGGCAGATGTGGCATGGCTTGTAAGGTCTCTAGGTGGGGTAGCGGGTAGGATAAGAGAAAAACAGGGCTCATATAAAGATAAAATAACTGGTGAAAAAATAATATGCCGTACTTGTTATCGCGTAACGTTAGCTCTACCGTTTAATCCTTTCAAGGTAGAAAGAAAATCAAAACGGTGGACTTTACCACAACAACGGTATCTAACGCGATTTATCGATAAGATTGAACAGATAAAAGATGCGGAATCTATGTGTATTCAAGTAGCCCACGAATCACAGTGTTATCTTACAAACGATTTTATATGCACTCATAACACAATGGTTCTGGCTCTTGGCGGGTGGTGGCGTTTATCATGCTTTGCGGATAAAGGCGAACATCCAAAGGGCGCGGCTCTTTCAATCACAAAAGATAATCTGTCTGATAATCTCTGGCCGGAATTGTCTAAGTGGCAATCTCAATCAGCTTTTTTAAGTTCTGCTTTTGAGTGGCATAAAGAGCGGATACAGGCAAAAGATCATCCGGAGACATGGTTCTTATCAGCAAGGTCTTACGCAAAGGACGCAGATGTTGATGCTATCGGCAGGGCATTATCAGGGTTGCATAGCAAATACCCGTTTATTCTCTTGGATGAAACGGGAGATATGCCGGTTGCAGTAGGTAGAGCTGCAGAGCAGATATTCACCGGTAATCCCAAAGACGCTTTAATCATGCAGGGTGGAAACCCTACGTCAACAAGTGGCCTGCTGTATCAAGTTTGCAATACGCTCAGGGGCCAGTGGAAAATAGTCACCGTCACCGCCGACCCTGATGATCCTAACCGGACAAATCGCGTATCATTGGAATACGCCAAAGAACAGATTGAAACCCACGGCAGAGAGAATCCCTGGGTAATGGCAACAATCCTCGGTCTATTCCCGCCGCAAGGATTTAATGCTTTGCTTGGGATTGAAGAAGTCGAAGCAGCCATGAGAAGGCATTTACAGCCAGATCAATTTGAGTGGGCCGGTAAGGTTTTAGGAGTTGATGTCGCTCGTTTCGGGGATGATCGTACTGTCATATTCCCGCGTCAAGGTCTTTTCGCCGGAATGCCTACGATTCTACGGCAGGCGCGCACTACCGACATAGCCGCTAAATGTGCCATGATTAAGAAAGAATTGGACTCTGATGCGTTTTTTATTGACGATACGGGGCATTGGGGTCACGGGGTCATTGATAACCTTCACACAGCAAGGTACAATCCCTTGGGGGTTCAGTTCCACGGGCCAGCTACCGACCCTCGATATCGGAATAAAAGAGCGGAAATGTGGTTTGCTATGGCCGATTGGGTGAAATCCGGTGGGCAATTACCGCCTATCCCTGAGCTTGTAGCTGAAATGACCACGCCGACATATTCATTTACCAACGGGAAAATCATCCTTGAGGACAAAGATCAGGTTAAAAAGCGATTAGGAAGATCGCCTGACTTAGCGGATGCACTGGCTTTGACCTTTGCCTTTCCGGTTGCGCCAAAACAAACCGAAAGAGAAAAGCTATTTCAGGGCAGTAATTATGTTAATGACTATGACCCATACGCAGAAGGAGCGAGAGCATGATAAAAAGGCTTGTTAATCCGTTATTAAATAATCGCGGCTGTTTCGGAGGCAGTCCAAACGTAATTCCTACACCGACACCGGCACCACAACAAGCACAGGGTAACGTCCGGCTGGCAGAAGATGAGACGCGCAGGCGAAGACGTGCGGCGGCAAGCAATACAATTTTAACCAGTCCTATGGGCGCTCAGGCACCTACCATGCAGCCAAAATCTCTTTTAGGGTCGTAAAATGGCAGACAGACAGAGCAATGAAACATTAAGAGATCATTTTAAGCGCCGATACAATTCGATGGAAGCGGAGAGAAACTCTTTTCTTCCCCACTGGCAGGAGATAGCCGACCATATACGCCCGCGCTCAGTTCAGATCAAGGCCACTTTAAACCCTTCAAAGGGTAATAAATACAATCAAAAGATCATTGATTCCACAGCTACATTAGCCAGCAGGAATCTTAGGTCTGGTTTGGTGGCTGGATTAACGTCACCGGCGCGTCCGTGGTTTAAGCTTGGCACGACAGATCCCCAGCTTCAGGAATTCGGGCCTGTCAAGGCGTGGCTCTATGATGTTGAGTCAATCATGCGCGATATCCTGATTAAAAGCAATTTATATCAGGTATTGCCGATTATCTATGGGAATTTGGGCGATTACGGCACTGCTGCAATGTCGTGCCTTGAAGATGAAAAGGCTTATGTTCGCTTTTACGCCTTTCAGACAGGTCAGTATCTTTTGGCGGTGGATGAGCAAAACCGTTGCGATTCTCTTTACCGCCGTTATCCCCGGACGGTCCGGCAGCTTATTCAGCGATTCGGGATGAAGAATGTTTCTCCGGCAGTTCGTAATATGTGGGACGCTCAACAGTATGAAACGGAAATCGAAATTGTAATGGCTATTGAGCCGAACGACAACAGAGATCATTTCTCTTATAGTTCAAACAATAAACCGATAAGACAGTGCTTTTACGAAGTCGGCGCGGGCTATGACCTGTTCCTTGAAAAGTCCGGCTTTGATGAATTCCCGATTATGGCCCCGCGCTGGGACATTTACGATGATTCAGTTTACGGATTTTCCCCGGGAATGGATGCCCTGGGAGATATTAAAGCCCTGCAGCTCGAGCAGAAGCGTAAAGCGCAGGCGATCGACAAGCACGTCAACCCGCCGATGCTAGGTGATTCAGCTTTGCGAAATTTCAGAACATCAACGCTTCCCGGCGACATTACCTACATTGACGGACTTGCTAACCAGACTCATGCAGGATTTAGACCTGCCTACACTGTAACGCCGGAAATAACTCAGCTTCTTGAAGACATTCAGGAAATACAAGCGAGAATTAAGAGATGTTACTTTGAAGACATGATGCAGATGATGGTTGATTCAGACGACACGCAAAAGACGGCGCGGGAGATTGAGGAACGACATTCCGAGAAGGTTTTAATCCTTGGTCCGGTTATGGAACGCCTTAATGACGAATTACTTGATCGATTAATCAAAAGAACATTCTCAGTCCTCTTTCGTCAGGGAAGAATTCCACCCCCGCCTGAAGCATTACAGGGTCAGGAATTTCCGCAGAAGATTGAATATACATCAATACTTGCGCAGGCGCAGAAGCTAATAGGAACAGCAAGCATCGAGAAAGTGGCTCAGTTCACCGGCAGTCTGGCTCAAATGAATCCTACTGCTTTGGATAAGTTCAATGTCGATGAAGCGATTGACACATACGCCGATATGCACGGAATCAATCCGAATATCATCAGGACGGCGGATCAGGTCAAACCTATCCGAGATCAGAGAGCGAAGCAAGAACAGATGAAGCAAATGGCTGAAATGGCTGATCCTTTACATAAAGCGGCTCAGGCAGGGAAAGCCCTCGGAGATACAGACGGGCAGAACGTACAAGATTTAGTCAGGACGATGACCGGGCAATGAGTGAAAAATCACCAGTTGAACAACATCAGGAAAGGTTGGCCGAATGGGACAAGGAAAATCTCAGGTCGCTTTTAAAGACTGAATACGGGAAAGGTTTTCTCTGGCGGCTATTAGAAAAATGCTTTGTATTCAGCGAGCCGGGAGTATTTGACTCGTCAAACGCGACATTTCATAACCTCGGCAGGCAGGCAGTAGGGAAACAGTTGTTGACTCAGATACTTGAAATAAACCCTGATGCCTACACTGAATTGGCAAAGATAGGGAAACGTGAATCAAAATGGGCTATTGCAGCCCTCGAACAAGAAAAGAAATACAAGGAAACACAAGGAGAAGAAAATGCCTGATCCAAACACCGAAGTAAAAATTGAAGCACCCGATGTTGAAGTGTCCGCGATGTTCACGCCGGACGAAGTTAAACAGAGGCAGGATGACCTGAAGTCTCTCTGGACTGATAGGCGCTCTAAGCTTTCAGATGACGACCGGAAAAAAGAAGACGAAACCTTTTTGACCGAGAAGCAGAAGAAAGACAAAGAAGCAGCTGATAAAGTTGACGCCGATAAATCCAACACCGTACCGGAAAAGTATGAGTTCAAGATACCTGACGGAATGGAAATGGACAGTGAGCTTTTGAAAGAGGCAGAGCCAATGTTCAAGGAGTTGGGATTGTCTCAGGCCAAAGCTCAGAAGGTTATCGACCTTTACGCCCAGAAAGTCATGCCAGCTTTCCTGAAGAAGCAGGCGGACGCATGGGAAGCCCAGAAAGATGGATGGAAGGAATCAGTCAAGACCGACAAGGAAATCGGCGGCGACAAGTTCGATGCCTCTGTCAAAGATGCTCAACGCGTAATTTCTACCATCGGAACCCCGGAACTCAAAAAGGTTTTCGATGAATACGGCCTCGGCAATCATCCTGAATTTGTCAGGGTATTTGCAAGGATGGCAAAACATATGAAAGAAGGCACCATAGACACCGACAAGTCAGGCGGTGAAGTCAAACCTAAGACCGTGGAACAACTAGGCGATAAGCTCTATGGAAGTAATTAATAAAACTAAAATTTAAGGAGGACATTAATATGTCAATGGTTTTCGGCACGGGTGTTTACCCGACTCTTTTAGAAGTGGCGAAGACGATGGACCCGGACGGCAAGACCTCCGAGATCGTCGAACTGTTACAGCAAACAAATCAGCCGTTGCTTGATATTCCCTGGGTAGAAGGCAATCTGCCCACCGGCCATCAGACAACGGTAAGAACCGGACTTCCTACCCCGATATGGCGCAAGTGGTATCAGGGCGTACCGGCAACAAAAAGTCAGTATGCTCAGATCACGGATGCCTGCGGAAATCTGGAAGCACGCGGTGAAGTGGACAAGGATGCCGCCGATTTCAACGGAAATACAAACTCTTTCCGTTTGATCGAAGCCCTTGGCCAGATTGAGGGAATGAATCAGTCCATGATGACCGCTTTACTGTACGGCGACTCAACAGTCAACCCCGAACAGTTTAACGGTTTTACCCCTCGTTTTTCGTCTCTGACCGCCGTAAACGGACAGAACATCATAAACGGCGGCGGTACGGGCGCGGATAACTGCTCGGTCTGGCTGGTGTGCTGGGGTGCTCATACCGTCCACGGCATTTTCCCCAAAGGCAGCAAAGCAGGATTAAATCATCAGAACCTCGGAGAGATTGACTGCTTCGATGTCAACGGTGATAAATTCAGAGGCTACGGCGACATATGGAAGTGGAAATGCGGCCTGACCGTTAAGGATTGGCGTTATATCGTCCGTATCTGCAACATCGATGTAAGCAACCTCGTTGCTCAGTCCAGCGCGGCAGACCTCATCATCTTGATGGTTAAGGCTCTTCACAGAGTCCCGAATCTGGGTATTGTCCAGACAGGGAGAGAAGCACCCGTGGCAAACGGCGCGGCTCCGATTCTTCTTGCTCCGAATCCCGTGTTCTACGTCAATAGAACCGTTGCCGAAATGCTGGATATCGAATCTCTCAACAGGACTCAGTACACCCTGAAGTCCGGCAATGATGTTTTCGGTCGCCCGGTTACTTTCTGCCGTGGAATCCCCGTGAGGACGTGCGACCAGTTGTTACTGACCGAAAGCGAAGTGACATAAGATAAACCGTTGTCAAGAGTGATTAAACACTAAACATATAAAAGTAAAGGAGAAAACTATGATACTGGATATTTTGAGTAGCTTTTGTTTCAAAAAGGCTTTTACATCAACGGGTTATTCGACCGATGATACCAGCGCCGGTACGACCGGACACGGCTTCATCGATCTGGGCGCGACAGATGCCTTCGCTCTGAACAGCAATACCGGAACTGAATATTTTGGTGTTGGTGAGTCTATTGCCATTGTTATTCTGGTCACGACATTGATGAACGATGCTTCCACGCCGAGAGCTATTACGGTTGCCTGTACTCTGGAAACTGCCGATGATTCAGCCTTCACCAGCAACCTGACCACCATAGCCACCCTCGGAACTCTGGCAGCTGGCTCAGTGGCAGGCACAAGAATTGTCGGTCGTCTGCCGTTAGGAGCGGCTTACCGTCGTTATATCAGAGTGAAGTTCACCTTGAGCGGTACTCTGACCGGCGGCAAGTTCAGTGCATTCCTGGCTCACGATGTTGATTTCAACACCGCGTATCCGTCAAGAATAATCGTCAGCTAACCCTTTAACCGGCGCGGGGTAACTCCCGCGCCTTTGAGGAACTATGGACATTCTTATTCTTTGCGGGACGGCCCCCTTTATTGATTTTGACATAGTTAAGTTAAAATCTATGTTCAATAAAGATGACAAGGTGAATGGTCACTTAATGGCCGTTGGTCTGGATGCTTTCAAACGTCCGGTCCCGTGGAAATATGTTGTTACAGGCCACTTTGAAGATTTTGAATTTATCAGTAAATACGCCGGACTTCACAAGCAAAAAGATTATCTTTTGATTCATCAGCAGCCGCAGGTAGGAGTTGACATTGTCATTCCTTTAGAAGAATGGGAAGGCGGATCATCGGCACTTATGGGAGTCATGGCCGGTTTAAGAATCGGCTATAAAAAGATAGTGCTTTGCGGTTGTCCGATGGAAGGCGCAAACCCGAATCATCCCGGCGCAGATTATTCCATGTTTCAATCTAAGTGGGTTGAGAAAAGAGAAGAACTTTTTAATGTAAGATCAATGTCTGGTTTTACGGCAGACCTTCTTGGAGAGCCGACAAGGGAGTGGTTGCTTGAGTAAAGTTCATATTGTAATGCCATTTTCGCGTAAGGATATGCTGCCTAAATTATTAAAGATTTACGGCAAAAATCCCTTACATCTTTTAATGTTTGAAAATCAATATGTCGATTGGGACGCTGAATGGGCGAAGCCTATCATTGTCAATCCTTGCCCTCCGAGTGAAGATTATTGTTATTACAAAATCAATCAGTTTATCAAAACTCAAAAAATTGAGGATAATGATTATTACTGGTGTATGTGTGATGACGATTCCATCGAGTCGAATGTTATTTCTAAACTGAAGAAAATGAAAGATGACGTTGTTTTCATTTCGATGAAACGCGGCTATCAAATTCCCGCAGCCTGTAAATACCAGCATCCGACAACAACCTTGATTGCAAAACCTGAAAACGTGCGCGTCAATGTCTTCGGTATTCAGCAGATGGTTGTTAAGGGTAAAATATTCAAGACTCTGAAATTCGATACTCAAAAGTCAAATGCTGATGGCTGGATGGGTATTTATCTCAAGGAACATTATCCTGTTCATTACGAGCCTGACCTTTTTGTTCTATTTAATTACTTTGAGCCGGGCCGGTGGGACAAACCTGAAGTCAAGCAGCCTGAAAAGAAAAACGGAATCACCTGTATTACCTGCACCGGCGACCGCCAAGTAGCTTTTGATTTATGTCAAAGGTGGATGAATCACCAGACTGTTAAGCCTGATCAGTGGATAATTATTGACGACGGCAAAGTACCCACTGAAGTATGGGATTTGCCGTGGACGCCGAAACAGGTTGATTATGTCCGCCGTGAACCTAAAAGCAATGATCCCGCTCATACTTTGATTTTAAATCTTAAAGAGGCTCTCCCGAAAGTAAAAGGCGATAAGATAATGTTCATTGAAGACGATGAATATTACGCGCCAACGTATATCGAAGAAATGTCAAAGCGTCTTGAAGATCACGAACTGGTAGGTATTTGCCAGAGTAAATACTATCACATAGCAGTTGCAAAATGGTTCCGAGACAATAATAAAGACCAAGCTTCGCTGGCCCAGACTGCCTTCAGAAAATCAATGCTCAAGTTTGTAACGACCTCCTTAAAAGGCAATCAGTTTGTTGATTTAAGGATATGGACTTATAGCGGGAAGAAATCATTATTTGTCGATGAGCCGAGTCTTTATTGCGGAATTAAAGGACTTCCTGGCCGTCCGGGGATAGGACAAGGCCACGATGTCACCATGCAGGGATACAAAACGGATATCGGATTGAACATGATTAAAGCGTGGATTCCCGGCAACTACCAATATTATCTCAGTCTTAACAATAAAAATTTCAACCTGAGTAAGTCTTCGGGGACTTATCAAGCTAACACAAGGGGATATATCAAGGGGATAGGCTTAATCATGCCCGGCGAAATATTCGATTATGACGGCCCTAAGGGGTCGTGGATGAAACCAGTTGAAAGGAGAACATATGCCAACGTACATCGCGAAAGAGAAGGGTTATCTGAACGGTCAGGGAGTTATTAAGAAAGGCGAAAAGTTTGATTATGATGGGAAACCCGGCTCATGGATGACACCTATCAAAGAAGCAAAAAAAGAACCTGAGAAAACAGAAGCCCAAAAAGTAAAGGAGCATACCGAAAAATCAGGTTTGATGGGCGCTGAGATAACCGATGCTCCGCCTGTTCAGCCGTCAGAAGAAACCCCTAAACCGAAATCCAAAGGGAAAATGAAATGAACACCGTTGGACTGATAGCAATCTGCAATATGGCTCTTTCTCATGTCGGCGTGTCGAGATTTATAGACGACATTGACGAGGGCAGCAACGAAGCCAACATCTGTAAACTGTTCTGGGAAAGTTGCCGTGACCAGTGCCTTCAGGATTTTCCCTGGGGTTTTGCCATGAAGTACGCCGAACTTCAGCTTCTTACCGACACTATTCAAGGATGGGCTTACTGTTATGGTTATCCCTCAGATTGCCTTCAGGCGCGAATGGTCATCCCGACAATAACGAGCACGGATATTGTAAATCCGAAATACTATAAAGATTTTTTAAAGCCCGTGCCGTTTAAGATCGTATCAAACAGTGACGGCAACAAATTGATGATTGCGGTAAATATAGAAACTCCGACGCTGGTTTATACCGTACGGATAACATCGTACGCGTTGTGGAGTCCGGCTTTCGTCAATGCGCTGGCCTATCTGCTGGCGACAAAAATCTGCTCTCCGCTATCGGCAAGTCCTGAATATGCAACATTGGCCGGTCAGGAGTATCAGGCGGCTTTGCTTCACGCCGGAGCATTGTCGATGAATGAAGGAAAAGAACATGAAGAGCCTGAAAGTGAATTTATAACCGCGAGAAGGTAATGGTACAGAAAATTAACAAAGCAAAAGGATTGCCTCAGACCTCTTTTACGCAGGGAGAAATATCGCCTGCGCTTTACGGTCGTCTTGATTTTGATGGATACTACCGGGGATTAAAGACTTGCCGGAATATGATCGTATCGAAATACGGGAGCGTTGATAATCGCCCGGGGACTCATTTTGTCGGAGAGATTAACGATTCAAATTATCTTGCGAGGCTTATACCTTTTCAGTTTAACGCTGAACAGCAGTATGTTCTTGAGCTTGGGAATTATTCTTTAAGGATCATTATTGACGGGGCGTATGTCATGGATAATGGGGTTCCTTATCTTGTCACTACGCCGTGGCCATCGTCTGATATTTCAATTCTTAAATTTACTCAATCCGCGGATATAATCACCATTGAGCATCCTGACTATCCGCCCTATCAGATAAAAAGATACGGAGTAACAGATTGGCGGATTGAACTTTACGCCAACGTCAACGGACCATTCAGAGATATAAACAGTGACGAAACGATTTTTGTTTATGCGAGCGCGGCCATCGGATCGGCAACTGTAACAGCCAGCGCAAATATTTTTAAGCCTGATATGGTAGGTCTGCCTTTTTATATTGCCTGTTCAATCAATGATGACACTCCCGCGTGGGAAGTTGCGAAAGCCAGAACACAGGGCGACGTCGTTATTTACGGGATGAATTATTATCAGGCGTTAAATTCCTCTACGACAGGGACAGTTCCGCCGACGCATACAGAAGGCGTTAAGATTGACGGTGTAAGCGGCGTGAAATGGCAATATCTACATTCAGGTTTTGGGATTGTTCTAATCACCGGATATGTTGACGGCATGAATGTCAATGTCGCGGTACAATCAAGACTTCCCGATTCATGCGTTGGAGCGGCGCCTTCTTCTACGGTTAATATTTCTGATATTCAAAATGATGTTTTATGCCAGGTCACCACGGCCACCCCGCATGGCCTTGTAACAGATCAGGTTGTAACTATAAGCGGTGTCAATGGCATGAATGGAGTAAACGGCCAATGGAAAGTAACCGTCATTGACACAACCAATTTTATTCTTGATTATTGCCATCCTACCGGTACTTATTCGTCCGGTGGTACAGTTGGCATAACAGCAGGCGCGTCTTACCCTACTTATCTCTGGGCTTTGCCGGCGTGGGGCTCAGATCAGGGCTGGCCGGGAACAACGTCTTATTTTCAGAACAGACAGCTTCATGCGCGAACTAACGGACAACCGACAACTGTATTCATGAGCCGGTCAAACGGATTCCTTGACTTCGGAGTAAGTGACCCGGTTCTCGATGATGACGCTATAACCTACAGATTGCTTTCAACTCAGGTCAACGTCATCAAACATTTTTTGGATCTCCAATATCTTCTTCTTTTGACCACGGGCGGAATATGGATGGTGCAGGGTGGCAGCAACGGAAAAGAGGTTTTAGTTCCGGGAACGCTTGACCTTAAATGGCAGGGCGAACACGGTGCCAGTGATGTACGGCCTTTGAAAATAAATAACTTCGGTCTGTTTGTCACTGAATTAGGAAACGAAGTCCGCTCACTCGGTTACTCATTCGCTGAAAATGCTTTTGTCGGTCAGGACATTACCACCATGAGCCACCATCTTTTAAATTTCAATACTATAGTTGACTGGACGTATCAGCGTGATCCTTATTCATGCGTGTGGTCAGTCCGTGATGACGGTCTGCTTTTGGGTTGCACTTTCTTTCCGGAGCAGCAGGTTAATGCCTGGCATTGGCACGATACCCTCGGAGATGTTGAATCAGCTTGTTGCATAACTGAAAACAATCAGAATGTTGTCTATTTAATTGTCAAAAGAACTATCGGCGGGACGGATAAGCGATACGTCGAAAGAATGGCTCCCAGAAACTTTAACGATCCGGTTGATGCTTTCTTTGTTGATTGCGGATTGACCTACGACGGTCGAGTCCCGAATTTGCCAGCCTCAATCTTTTATGGGCTTGAGCATCTTGAAGGCGAAACCGTGTCTATCCTTGGCGATGGGATTGTATTTCCTCAGCAAATAGTACAGGCCGGAAGAATTACCATAGATCAGGACGTTTTGGTTTGTCATATCGGACTGCCCTATACATCTGACTTTGAAACGCTGCCCTTAGCTTCTATGCGCTCAGACATCAGAGACAAACAGAAACTTATCAGCGTTGTTTCCATGATAGTTGATAGATCATCTGGTTTTGAAATCGGTAACGATGTTGACCATTTAAAACCGTATAAAACACGGCGGACTGAGAACTACGATTACCCGGACGCTCTTATCAGCGAAATGATTGATATATCCACTCCGGCAACATGGGATAAATCGGGAAGCATATGCGTGAGGCAGACTAAACCGTTACCTCTGTCAATATTGGCGGTAATTCCACAGGTTCAAATGGGTAGTTAATAATGAAAGTCGAAATAGTCGAAGCAAAACCTGAACATATTCCTTATCTTGCTGAGAACATGAGAGAGGCGGATAAAAATGAGATTTGGGACATGGCTTTGCTTAAACCTTACGAAGCTCTTGAAAAGTCGCTGAAAATTTCAGTCATGGCAAAGACAGGGCTTTTGGATGGCCTGCCGGTCTGCATGTTTGGCGTCGCTGATTCGTCCATGCTGTTCGATGAAGGCCGTCCCTGGCTCTTAGGCACGGATGATATTGAAAAGTGCGCTATAGCCTTCTTACGAAGAAACAAGCCGGAAATTAAGGCCATGCTGGACTGTTTCAATCTGCTCGAAAACTATGTCTCAGTTGATAACAAGCGCAGTATTGAATGGCTGAAATGGTTAGGATTTAATTTTGACGATAAACCTCTTACGATAGGATTAAGAGGTCAAAAATTCATAAGATTCTGGATGGTGAATGAATGAGTTACATCAACACTCCGCAGGGTAAAATATTTGTCGGCAGAAAAGAACCTGAAGCACCGCAAGTCGATTTATCTAAAAAGTCCGTTCTGGTCATTGATACCCCGGACGGTATAGCCATTGAACACGCAGTCAGATTAGCCAGAGATTTCGGGAAAGTCTGGTATGTCAATTATTGCGTTGATAGTTTTCCTTCTTTCTTGAAACACGCCACGGGAATAGGAATGGAAGGCGTTGAAAAAGTATGGAAAGTTCAACCCTATGCGGAGCAGGCAGACATGATTTGCTTCTTTGATGTTGGCTTCGGCGCGGAAATCGAATACTGGCGGCGGCAGGGCAAACCTGTTTTCGGCGGCGGCGCTGGAGAATATCTTGAAGAAGACAGAGGCCGGGCAAGGGAACTTCAAAAAACGATCGGATTGCCGACACAAAAAACCGAACCTATTAAGGGAGTTACCGCGTTAGAAAAATACATCAAGGAAAACAAGGACGTTTGGGTAAAGATCAATATTTATCGCGGTGATATTAAATCCTTCTACGCGAAAGATTATGATTCAGTTGCTTTGAAATTTGATGAAATCCGGGCGGCTTTCGGTCCTTCAAAAGAGGACATTGACTTTCTGGTCGAAGAAAATATTCACGATGCAGTTGAAACAGGTTTTGATAGTTTCTTTAACGGGACTGACTTTCTAAGGCCGATCATGTGGGGAATTGAGGCCGATCATGCTTATCT